GGATGTCATCATCTTGTTTGATGAGTCGTTTGAGCTGCCGGCACCGGACTGGATCACGGTGGACCTGGCTAAGGCGTTCACGGAGTTTCTGTTCAAGGCTGGAATCACTTACCGGGATGGGCAGTTCGAGTGCAATAAGTTCGCCAAGTCGGCTTCCACGATCGCGGATTGGTGCTGGGTGAAGACGCGGCCGTCGCTGAGCGCGCTGGCGTTTGGGATGTTCGCTTACCCAGGGCACATGCTGTGCCTGGCGGCGCATCAGTCTGCGAGCGGGATCTATCTGGCCGGCTACGAGCCGCAAGGAAGTGTGCCGGAGGGGGAAGCGTATTCTCAGCCGGTGATTTTAAAGCAGTTAACAATAACGCGGGAGGAATTCGAAGCATGCGAAGATTGCTTGTTTATCTAGCCGCCCTGGTGCTCGCCACGGCGGGATGCTCGGCGCACCTGGTGACGGTCAACCTGCCGCCGGTGCGGATACAGAATACGACGCAGGCGGAAGAAGCGCCTGTATTTCAGGAGGTGCGGCCGTGAGCGTGTTCGATGAGGATCTGAAGCTGGGGAACTGCGACCTGGGACTGGCCCGGATTTGTGTGCAGGCGTCCGCACGAGCGTATCAGGAGGCAACTCTGACGAGCGAACTGGCGAAGGTGCTCGTGGTGCGGAGCCCGTATGTGAACGCTCCAATTATCGCGTTTCGTGGCAGCGCCGACGCACGGGCCTGGCTGACAGATATGCGCGTTTGCCTGGCGCAAACTGAATACGGGAAGCTGCACTGTGGGTTTTACGCGTCGACCAGGACAATCCTCGGACAGTTGTTGGCACTGGACCAGCGCTCTCAACCAGAGCCGGTGATTGTGACCGGGCATTCGAAGGGTGGAGCGGAGGCGTTGATCTGCGCCAGAATACTGGCAGCGGCCGGGAAGCCAGTGCAGGCGGTTGTGACGTTTGGAGGGCCAAGGGTGGGCGATGCGCGGTGGCGCAAGAGCTACGACGATCAGTCGGCAAACCTGAGCGGCGCGCTTGGTCAGCCTACCCTGGGAGACATCACCTACCGATGGGTGCATGAGGAGGATATTGTTCCACGACTCCCGGTTTGGATGATGGGCTACCGCCACGTCGGTCATGAAGCGTTTATGTCGTCGTTCGGCGGGGTGGAGATCGATCCTCCGCTGCAGAGGATGGCCTGGTCGGACTTGTGGGGGACGTTCTGGGGATACCGGGCCGGACGCATCGAACAGGCATTGGATCATCCGATTGCCAGATACCAGGAGCACCTCGAACCTCTATGACTACACCAACCCGCACTTGCCCTATCCTCAGCTGGCCGGGCGGAAAAAGCCGGATGCTCAAGCAGATCATCCCGGCGATTACGCCGCACGTTTGTTTCTGCGAGCCGTTCGCGGGCGGGCTCGCTGTGCTGTTTGCCAAGGAGCGGTCCAAGGTGGAGATCGTCAACGATGTCAACGGCGACCTGGTCGCGCTCTATCGCAACCTGCAATACCATCTGCCGGCGCTACTCGGCGAACTGGACTGGCTATTCTCCAGCCGCCAGAACCTGATGGAGTTCAAACAGCAGCCGGGCCTGACCGAACTGCAGCGTGCGGCGCGGTTTCTCCTGATGAACCGAACGTCGTTCGCCGGCAACATGCGCAGCTTTGGCGTGGTCAAGACGGCGAGAGACAGTGTGGCGTTTGACCACAAGGCGATCGCGCCGCTCTTAGCCAGGGCGAATGACCGGCTTGATGGCGTGGTGGTGGAGCACCTGCCATACGAGCGGTGCCTCAAGAACTACGATTCGCCGGACACGTTTTTCTTCATGGACCCGCCTTACCTGAACGCTGACACCGGTGCTTACGACGGCTGGAGCGAAGCCAAGATGCGAGAGTTCTCCGGCCGGGTCAGGAGTCTACAGGGGAATTGGATTACGACCGTCGATGATTCGGAGTTCAACCGGAAGCTGTTTTCCGGCTGCGCCATCAAGCCGGTCAGCGCGCAGAACCGACTGTGCAACGTACGAACCCACAGCAGCGTGCGGTTCGGGGAACTCATCATCACACCTAAATAATCAGAACCATGAAATTGATTTTAGCGCAGGCAGGGACGGGAAGCGGGCCGGGACTATGGCCAGTGGTTGAACACGTAGGGCTGCTGGCGGCGATCATTGGGGTGGTAATCATGTGGCTGACTTACCGGCGCAAGAAAGAGGTCCGCGTGCTTGAACCGAACCCGGTGAGGGTGCGCAAGGTGGAGCCAAACGTGAAGGAGCCGATGTGCCTGGAGAGGCGCGGCATGCTGCAGGCGCAGCTCAACACGCTGGATGGCTATACCCGGAATGAGGTTGGCCGGCTGCACGACAAGATCGACGAGGTGGAAGCGCGGTTTGATAAGAATCTCCGGGAGAGCATGGGGACGGTCAACGCGACGCTAAGGACCATGCCGACTGAGATCGTAAGGCTGATTAACGAAGCCAGCGCAGTGAAATCCCAACCCCAATCATGAACCAGGTATCCCAAATAAAGCGGTTTGTTTTGAAGGCGCTACTCGCCCTGAAGGGTGACCCGATGCCGGGCGAGCTGCTCGACCAGGCAGTGAAGGAAACGGTCAAGCCCCGGCCTCTACAGAGCGACATTGATATGGCCAAGAATGAGTTGGAAGAGGCGAATTTCATTACCGGGACGAAGGACGCGTTGGACGATTCCATTTCCTGGGCGCTGACGACCAAAGGCGAAATCAAAGCCAAACAGATTTGAAATCGCGCCCCAACAAACTAGACCCGTTCGCGACCCGGCTGGATGAGTGGGAACGCGAGGGGAAGACGTTGGCCCAGATGCAGGCCGGACTGCTGGAAGACGGCTGCCGAGTGGCGCTGTCATCGATCAGCGAGTTCCTGACGCGCAAGCGGGAGGAGCGGGCGGAGCAGGAGATGTTTTCGCTGATTGCGTCGGGCGGCAAAATGAACCGCGAGCTGGACGCGGCATTCACCGCGAATCCCGCGCCGGAACTGAACCGGCTGATTGAGATCAGCAAGAGCCTGGTGATGTCGCTGCAGGTGAACGGCAAGGCGAATCCGAAGTTGCTTCAACTGGCCAATAACACGCTGGCGATGGTGCTGGACTACGCGAGCGGCCAGACGAAGGCGGCGGTGGACAAGGAGAAGCTTTCCCAGGGTGACCGGCGGCTGAAGGTGCTGGAGTCGAAGGTCATCGAGGCGCGGAACGAGATGGCCAAGCTGCGGGACCCGAAAGCGGAACTGGGCGAGGCGGACCGCAAGGCGATCGTGGCGAAAGTGGACGAGATACTCGGGCTGAAATAACACGAATTTCTTTTCTTAAAATGAACACGCAAACACATACGACACGTGAGCAGGCCAGGGCGGTGACGACCGCGACTGCTCCCGGCCGGACAAGCCCGCTGCAGCGGAAGCCACTGTCCGGCCGTCGAGGGACGGGGACGGCGCGCTCGGAGATCGACGCCCTACCTGGGACGGCGCGCTCGGAGAGCGACGCCCTACCTTGGGCGCTCGTGTCCTTGGTGGTCTTGGTTTTGGCGGCACTGATGGTGCGGGCCACGACGATGTCTTACATCGGGACTTTGGCGACGGTTAACAACACTACCAGCAATAGCGTGGCGGTGGCGGTGGGCACTTTCAGCATCCCTCGGGTGACACTGGCGGTGCAGAACGGAGCGCTGACATCCACCAATGCGCTGAGGATCAATGTGCAGCTCACCACGGATGGGACGAACTATGTGACGATTGCATCGGGGTGGCCCTCGTCTACGAATGCCGGGTCCTGGACGCTGTCGCCAACGTTCACGAATCAGACGATCTCGCTGCGGATACAGACGGTGACCACGAACTCGGTGACCGTAGCCGGGGCACTGCAATACTGAAGTTAACCGCAAAGAACGCAGAGAACACAAAGATTTTGAAAACGGCATTCCTTAAACTGAAAAAACAAAGCGCCCTGGTGGCGGGCGCGGGAGGGTCTGGCCAGACTTCCAAAGCGGTGGGATCAGGCAGTGACGCCTGGCACGCAGCCACTTCCATTTATCAGCGCCGGCTTGCGTCGGCGGCTACGGCATGCACTGGGCACTAATCATGGCGGCTATTCTCCCAGCGTTACACGTCGAGTCGGGGGACGCGAAGCTCTCGCGCTACTTCCTGCCTCACCAGATGACGTGGATACGGGATGAGGCACGGATGCGGTTTGCGGAGAAGTCGGTTCGGATCGGCTGGACGTATGCGGACGCTTTCAAGAACGTGCGCAAGCGGCTGCTTAATAAGAGCCGGGACTATCTGTTCGCGACGAAGGACCAGGCTTCGGCAGTGGAGTATTTGCAGACGTGCGAGAAGTTCGCCGAGGTGTTCAACTTCGCGAAGTCGATTGTATCGCGGGGTGAGGACACAATGCGGGTGCCGGCGAAGGACGCGAAGGGTGAGTCGTTTGTTGAGGAGGTAAAGTTCGGCTACATCAAGTTCGACAACGGGTCGAGAATTCTCGCGTTCAGCTCGAATCCTTACGCGATGGCGGTGTTCGGCGGGGACGTGGGCCTGGACGAGTTTGCCAAGCATCAGAACGCGGAGAAGCTTTGGGAGACGGCGCAGGGTCGTATCACCTGGGGCTATGATCTCGGGATCTGGTCAGCGCACGACGGGACGGACACGCTGTTCTACCAGTTTGCCCAGGAGGCGCGGGCTGGGAAGGGCGGCTGGTCTTACTATCGGGTTACGATGGAGGACGCGGTGGCGCTGGGCCTGGTGGAGAAGATCAACCAGGTGATGGGGACGACGTTCACGCGGGAGGCGTTTATCCAGGACTGTAAGAACCGGGCGCGGCTGCCGGAGATCTACGAGCAGGCGTACAACTGCAACCCGACTGGAAGCACGTCGGCGATCGTTCCGTGGGCGCAGCTGGAGAACTGCCGTCAGGATTATGCGATCGAGCGGCTGCACCTGGAGGCGGGGCAGATTGCGGAGGCGTTCGGGGCGTTCCGGCCGGAGAGCCAACTGGCGCGGGAGCAGAGGATCAGCCAGTTCATCGCGGGGGCGTTTGCGAAGCTGTTTGCGACGACGGCTCCGTATCGGCTGGGGTTTGACGTGGCAGCGAGCGGCCAGGGGGACCTGGCATCGATCTACGTGGACCGGAAGGAATCGCCGAGGCTGAAGCTGGCGGGCCTGTTCACGTGCCGGACGGACGATTGGAATTTCATCAAGTCGGTGCTGTGGACGTTCCACCGTCGGCTGTCGGCTCTACAGAGCTGCGGTGACGAGACGGGGCTGGGGAGGCAGATCTGCTGGGAGACGGCGGCGCAGTTCCCTGGGGTGTTCACGGGGGTGAATTTCGGCAGCGAGAAGCACGACATGGGGTTTGCGTTGATGAACCAGCTATCGGTGGCGGAAAAGGTGTTTCCGAAGGATCAGCCGGACATTGCCCAGGACTATTTCGCGATGCGGAAGATTTACCAGGGGAAGCGCTGGGTGTTCACGGAAGGCCGAAATTTGCTGAATCCGGCGAGCCACTGCGACATCGCCTGGTCGGGGGCGCTGGCGTCGAAGGCGGATACGACCGGCGGGGTGACCTTTTCGAGCGCACTGATATGAGGACATGCAATGATCAACTACGGGTTTGCTGGGACGGCGCGCTCGGAGAGCGTCGCCCTACCTTTTTTGATGATGGCGGAGGCCGTCCAGGAGGCCCTGTGGCGATTTGGGGGTATCAGCATAGCCAAACGGCAGGCAAACGCCGCTCCGTGGCGATTAACGGGGGATTAATGGGCATGTGGAAGGGGGTCGCATGGGCCTGATCAACAAAGCGGCGGCTTGGCTGGCGAAAAAGGGCATGGGGGTGCCAGCGTTCTGGTTTCAACGGGGTATCGAGCTGGGCAGCCAGGAGGTGCTGTCGGAGCCTTATAAGAGCTCGGTGTGGGTGCAATCGGCGATTGCGAAGATCGCGGGGCCGATCGCGAGCGTGGAACCTTGTCTCTACCGGCCGGATCGGGAACTGGCAGGGACTAAAGGGGGACGAGGCTTGAGTGGCGGTGGGCGTGGTGGGCGTGGGGCATTTGGCAGGAAGGCTATGGGGGATGAGATCGATGTGCCTACGTTTCAGGATTTCCTGCGGGAACCGATGGCGGGGCTGGGGTATAGCGATTTTGTGGAGGCTTCGGTGGGGTGGCTGAAGCTGGCGGGTGAATGTTTCTGGCTGCTGCCGGATGATGCTCGGGTGCCGTTCCCGGAGGTGCGCGGGGCGGGGCCGGCCAGCAACAGGCTGCAGGTGATCGTGGCGCGGCCGGACCGGATGCGCGAGGTGGTCCAGGGCGGCGACCTGGTGGGCTGGGAATATAAGGACGGGAGCGGCAAGTCCTGGGCGCTGACGCCGGAGATGCTGATCCACCTGAAGCGGTATAACCCTTACAACAAGTTTCGCGGGCTGTCGGAGTATGACTCGGCACAGATCGCAGCGGAGGGGGATTGGCTGGCAGGCAAGTTTGCGCGGAACCTGATGGCTAACAATGGGGACACGGGGCCGTATATCGTCGCCAAGAACGGGGTGCCGACTGACCCGCAACGGGAACAGATCCTGGCCGACCTGCGGGCGAAGCGGCAATCGCAGCAGCGGGGGGACTTCCGGCCGATATTCCTGACGGGGGACATCTCGGTGGAGGACCCGCAGGTGCGGACGGTGGATGCGAATTTCATCGCGATGCGGCTGAACTCACGGGAGGAGATATTCTCGGCGTTCAATGTGCCGCCGTCGCTGAGCCAGGTGAAGGCGAGTTACTCGATCGGGAGCGCTTCGGACTTTTACCAGCTCATCACGGGGGCTTGCATCCCCACAGGGGAGAAGTTTGCGGACGGGCTGGAGCGGCTGTGCCACCGGATGACGGGCATTGAGGTGGAGATCCTGCTGGACTGGGATGAACACCCGGTGATGCAGGAGGTGCGCAAGGAGCGATTTGCGAGCGTGGACACGTTCTGGAACAAGGGGATGCCGATGGAGGCGATCAATGAGTTCCTGGGGCTGGACATGCCGGAGTATGAGGGCTGGGACGTGGGCTACCTGCCAATGGGAGTGACGCCGGCCGGGGACGCGGTGGCGGAGCCGGAGCCGGATGAGAACCCGCTATTGGGGGAAAACAGTGATCAGTCATCTGGGAACAGTGATCAGTCATCAGTGATCAGTGATCAGTTGCCGGTGGCGGAGATGACCAGGGCGCTGCAATCGCGGCTGCAGGAGCGGAGCGCCGGGCAGAAGGCGGCGAAGTCGCGCAATCATGTTTTGTGGGAGACGCACATGCGGAAGCGGGCGGGGACGCGGCGCATCGTGGAGAGCAAGGTGAACCGGGTGCTGAATGAGTTTCGCCAGGTGGCGCTGCAGAAGCTGTCGGTGGCTGGGCTGCTGACGAAGGCGGAGGGGAAGAAGGGGCTGATTGATTTCGTGTTCGACCAGCACAAGTTCGGCGAGCGGCTGGCGATGCTGGTGAAGCCGGCGCTCCGGGAGGCGCTGGACGTGGCCTCGGGTCAACTGCTGAAGGGGGAGCTGGGCCTGGTGGACCCGTGGAAGTTCCCGCCGCAGGAGGCAATGGAGTTTGTGATAGGGCGCGAGCAGCCGGTGATGGATTGCGGAAAAGCGGTGCGCAACCAACTGAACACGGCGCTGGACGAAGGGATCGGACTGGGGGAGACGACGGCGGAACTCTCAGACCGGGTGCGCGGGGTGTTCAACGATTTATCGAAGGGCGAGGCGAAGCGGATCGCGACGACGGAGACGAGCATGGCGTTCAATTTCGCCCGAGACGTGGCAATGAAGTCAGCCGGGGTGGAATACAAGGCGTGGCTTACCAGCAAGGGGCCGAACGTGCGGGACGCTCACCAGGAGGCGGAACACACTTACGGCGAGCATGGGACTAAGGGGCCGATACCGATTGACCAGCCGTTCATCGTGGACGGTGAGGAACTGATGTATCCAGGAGACGAGACCGGGAGCGCCCGGAACGTGATCAACTGCCAGTGCGTGCAGCTCGCGGTGCGAGCGCCGAAAGGAGAGGCGGAATGAACCTGCGGAAGCTACGGAGAGAATTTGGCAGCGAGGTGACGGTGAGCCGGGACCGGAAGACGGGGACGGTGCGAGCGCAGGCGTGCGGCCTGGGCTACCGGGCTACGGAGAGCGCGTTCAAGGATGAGCGCGAGCTGGCGGAGTTCGTGCGAAGCAAGATGCCGGTGCAGCGATGCGGCGGCGGGAGTGACTAAACTATGATTACGAGAACCATTTATCCGAAGTCGCGAGTGCTGGATGCCAAGGCGGGCCTGGTGGAATACGTGGCGAGCGATGAATCGCTGGACGCGGACGGGGAGATCATGCGGGCGAAGGGCGCGAGGTTTGACCGCTTTACCCGGAACGCGCCGTTTGTGGACTCGCACCAGTATGGATCGATCAAGCATTGCCTGGGGACGGTGACGGATTTCACCGTGGACGGCGACCACGTGGTGGAGACGGTGCGCTGGGCAATCGATGTGCCGGAGAACGGGCTGGCGAAGTTTGGCTTCAAGATGACGGAGGCGGGCTACCTGAAGGGCGTGAGCCTGGGTTTCCTGCCGGAGCAGGTGGTGACGCCGAGCCACGGGAAGCTATTCCGCGATCAATGCGCGGAGCTGAAGCTGGCGGGCAAGGCGCTGCCGACAAAGATCATCACGCGGTGGCAGCAGCATGAGCTGAGCGCGTGCATCATCCCAGTGAACCCGAATGCGCTGGTGAAGAGCTTCTGCCAGGCGTTCAAGGCGGGAGTGGTGACGGAGGACGAGCTCGAAGCGATTTCCACGGAATACAACCGACGTGAAACTGCATCCCAGGCCAACGGTGCCGCTGCCGCCTGGGAAGCCAAGCAGCGGTCACGGAAGAGTTTCCTGGAGCGGTTTGAAAGGGCGATTAAAGCCTTCTGAAGACCGAGTTAAACCATACGGAAAGACAACAAAAACTATGTTGAAGAAGATTGCGGTATTACTGGACCCGGCCGGCAGCGATGGCGGCGGGGGTGAGTTTGAAACAAAGATGCTGGCGGGAGTGGAGACGCTCCAGAAGTCGCACAACGAGCTGAAGTCGCGCTACCAGAAGGTGGTGGAAGACCTGGACCGCTCGGACAAGGAAGTGAAGAAGGCGATGGAAGAGCTGACGCTGGTGAAGGCGAAGGCGAACACGACCTTTGAAGAGGTGATGGCGAAGTATAACGCCTTGCAGAAGGCAGTGACGCTGAACGCCAGGTCGAGCTTCACGGACCCGGTGCAGCGGGCATTGTCGAACGACGAGACCAAGGCGTTCATCAACGCGGCGGCACGCGCCGTGGTGTTCCCCGGCGAGTATAGCAAGCTGCCGGGCGAGTGGCGCAAGCTGCTGGAAGAGAACGCGGCCGCGACGAAGTCGTTGACGGGCGTGGACAGCTCGCTGGGGCAGGCGACGGTGCCGACCCAGACGTTCAACGAGATCTACGACACGCTGTTGGAATACGGCGACTGGAGCTCGCTGGGAGTGATTCGCGTGGGGATGCGGACCACGGTGCTGCCGATCGCGACGGCGCGGCCGGGCTACTACTGGATCGG